CTATGCGACGAATCGACCGAAATTGACATGAGGCCCCCTGGCGGCGTGTGTAGCGCGGCATAGGGCGTTGTCCACTTCCGGTGCGTTAACGGCCTGCCTCGCACAGCGCCCGCCAACGTGCATTATGCTCCTGCACCTCGCCACGGTTTGCTCGGTATCCAGCCTGTTGCCCGGATCGTCGACGCCTTCCTGCCCGGCCTTCGCATTGGCATAGGTCAGCGCGCGCAGCGCGGTGCAGGCGCTGCTAGCAGTTTTCGGGGGTTCGGCTGTCCCGCAGTCAGTCAGCCCGGCGAGCATCAGCATCGCGGCGGATTGTCACAGCAGCATCATTGGCCCTTTCTGTCTGTCGGATGGTCTCCTGTGCGCCGTCGGCGCGCTCGGTCTGTTTTCCCGCCTCTGTGGCGCCATCCTCGCAATCGCCAGCCGGGAAACTGCGAGCCTCATGCATGGCGGCAATGGCCCGCCAGCCGTGATAGATCGGCGATCCTCGAGTTCGAAGTTGATGATGTCGATGCCGAGCGTGCGCGGATCGATCCGTTCGTGAGGACTGGCTGCAGCAACCCAAGGATATGCCCTGGGGCAACCGCTCGATGCTGTTCCGAGACCCGGACGGCAACCCGATCAACTTCTTCAAGCGGTTTGCCGCGGCCTGACTGGGAACTGCCCGGAAACTACAGCGGGGTGAACAGCTGGTTTCGGCGTGAGCCGACATCCTCGCCACCGAGTTGAAGCGGCGGAATATGGTCGGAGAGGGACGGAAAACCACCTTGGCTCAGCTTTGTCGTGATGCTCTCCGTGTCCGTAAGGTGGGGTCGGGAAAACCATAACATTCATAATATGTACGTAATTTCAATGGTTTACACCATAACATCTACCATAATATTACCATAACCTGATTATGTCTTTTCGGAGTGATGTGCGGCCATAAAAAAGGCCTTTATTTTCAATGACATTATGTTTTTCCGTGACTGAGGTTATCGAATATTATGGCGAAACCGTAACCTCTAAAATGGTATTTTTCTGAGGTTTTTGGACTTCTCCTCTCACATATTATGGATGTTATGGTTTTCCCGACCCCCTCCCCTGACTTTGGTCGGAAGAGCAAATTCTCGGAAATATTTTTGCGAGTTCCGGCCTACGGAAGGCATGGATCGATTTCGCCCCCATCGACCGCTCTAGGTGCATGAATACGCAACTTTTGCATGGGCGGAGAGAACACTGGCCGGCCTTAGAGCTGAGCCGATTTCCGGATGCTGGTGTAGTGCATCAAAACCGACACAAATAGCGCGCGGGCGAGGCGGGGGGAAAAGCGCGTTTCGCGGGGGGCCAGCACGTAGAGGCGTTTGTCGGGCTGCGGATCGATGCTAATCATGCGATCAGCGCTGGCATTGATGGAGGCCGCCATCTGCAATCACTTCCGGGCCGACCCCTCTAAGCTCTCGACATGGGCAGAGTATATCGGCGCCCACCTTCCCGAGCCTGAGCTGCAAGCGGCATCCGAAGATATCTGGCCCCGCAAGCCCGCCATCGTGGCGCGCAGTAGCGAAGGGCAAACCATCGTTGATAAGATGATCTGGGGCGTGCCGCGAAAAATGCCAGGCAAACGCCCCAGCACGACGGTCACCAAGCACATCACCAACGTGCGCAATCTCGATAGTCCGTTCTGGCGATCAATGATCGCCGCGCCGTCGCAGCGTTGCCTTGTGCCCTTCACGCAGTTTGCCGAGCCGAAGATCGGCCAAGGCCGTGAGGAGTGGTGGTTCACGATCAATCAGCAGCCGGTGTCATGCTTCGCCGGGATCTGGCGCCCGAGTGAGGCCGGGATCGTCTTCGCGTTCCTGACCTGCGAACCCAACCCGCTGGTCGCCCCGCTTCACCCGAAGGCCATGCCGGTCATTCTCCATCCCGAGGACTATCAGGTTTGGCTGACCGGCGATATGGATGCGGCTCGCGCTCTCGCTCAGCCCTTTCCCAGCCAGCTTATGGCAGTCGCCTGAACGTCAGGTGCGGTATCTGCGCAGAGCTTTCTTCCAGACCAGCTGATCTGGAAGCGGGAGCAGGATCGTCTCCCTGTCCTGGCTCGTTTCGATCAGCACGGGCCGCACGCGTCGGCCGCGAGTAGCGGAGCATCGCCGGCAATAAAATCTCATCCGGGCATCGCGAAACGTGTCGTTCCAATGCCGCTGCTGAAACCACCACCATAGCCCGTGCGGATCGAAGGGCGCGGCATGTCCGCATCGACACACCACGCGAACGGCGTTGTGCCATGCTGCCGCTTCGAAAATACACGTCGCGACCCTTATGTCGCCAACATAGCGGGCCACTTCATCGCGCAGTGTTCAGCAGCTTCGCGCATGCGAGCGCGCCAAACATAAACGGTCCCTCGTCTCGCGCGCCTGCGCGGATCTCTTCCAAAAACTGGCGGTTACCGTGGCCGCGCTCTTCCAGCGCCTTCGCGACGGCGTCGCGAATGTCGTCAATTCGGTCCATGTGCATGTTCTCCTGATTGAGAACATATGTGGAACATGCTGCGATTCGGTCAATGGAAGAATCTCGGAAAACTTGGATGACGCGACGAACTGTCGTAAAAGCAAAATTGCAGGCGCCGACTCCGTCGGCCCTGTTTGGCGGAGCCCATCCCCCCCGGATATAACCGCCAATAAAGAGGGGCGTCGCTCTGCGGCGCCCCTCCATTCTTATCCGGTCCTGAGATATGCCAATCACATATCGCGTGGCCGGAACCGCACGACCTCCGCCCCGACCGCCTCATTCAAATCGAGAAACACCGACTGCAGCGGCGCCAGCTCCAGCTCGAAAAAGGCGTCGGTCGCCTTGGTCACGTCACCAAAGCCGCCCGCGTTCGCGGGCACAATCCCCAGCAATTGCGGCGGCACCCGGTGCGCGGCGAGCACGTCATCGCGCGTGGTGTTCTTGATGCCGAGGAATTCATCGCTCGCGCCCATTTGCGCGATCGGCAGCAGCTTGATGCCGTTCTCTTTCCCGTTGGGGGAGTGGACGAACAGATTGCGGAAATTGCCCGGCCCACGCGATCGCTTGAGCGCATCGCGCATCTTGTCCACGTCGCCCTCGGCGAATTCGCCAGTCGCATACATGATGTAGCCCGCATGGCTCCCGTTCTCGTAATAACGCCGGCGGAACAGGGTGGCGTTCTCATTGAGCAGGGCTGACTGCAGAGCCGAGATATATTCTGGCACGCCATAGATCTCCTGATTGAGGTCTGGCGCCAGAAGCTGGTGGACCGCGCCGAGCGGGAACTGCTCCTCATTCCTGAACCCCGGCACCCACCAGAAGGCGCCCGGCTTGACGCCGCGCCGCGTATATTTGGCAAGCGGATGATCGAGGCGCAGCAGGTCGCCCAGGCGGTTGCGAATCTCCTGCGCATAGGCATTCCCGAGCACGAGATAATCGAGCACCATGCCGGCGAACACCTTGCGGCTCAGCCAGCGCGTCGGCTCGAGGCTGGCGGCCAGCATGTTGCGCTTGAGCATGATCGCGCTCGAATGGTGCGGCGAGGCTCGAAACGCACGGGAAAGGCCGTTGAGCGAGATCGGCGGCTCATACCAGCGGCCATTGTGCCCGCACTCCATCATATCGAGCATGGTAGCGCGGCTCAGCACCGGCTCGGGATCGCCGAAGCTGAAGGCTTGCACCTCGCCCCCGATGGCCGGCGTGGCGGCGGACAGGGCGCGTGCAGTCTGGCGGCGAGATCGGCGCTTGCTCATTCGATTATCTCCATTGTGCCTTTGGGCTTTTCTTTGCCGTCGAGCGGCTCATTCATGAGGATGTGCATCGTGGCCCAGGCGAGATCCGCGTGCCCGTCATTGCCGCCGCGCCCGGCCTTGAACGTCATGCTGCGCCCGCTGGCGGTGAGCGTCTTCTTCACCGACACGAACGACGAAATGAGATCGAGCATGGAGGCATCGAACGCGAGGCGGCCCCGGCGCACGACATTCTGCGCCTTCATCACCATCTGGGCTTTCAGCTCGAGGGAATATTCGATCTTCGCGACTGTGCAGCCGGGCATGGCACCCACCTTCGCCAGCAGCTGATAGACGCCCGCGCCCACGCCCTTGGCGTCAATCCCGAGATAGGTGCAGTTGTATCGGCTGAGCATCGCCTTGATGAACTCGGCCTGCTGCTCGAAATCGAGGCCCCGCAGTTGGTGGCGCTCGAGGATCCTGAAAGGCTCGCCTTCTTTTTCCGGCGGCGCCGCGATTACTAGCGCGGCATTGTCGCCGTCCTCGCTCTCCTGCGGATCATAGCCCGCCCACACCCGGCGACTGCCATAAGGGCGAAGGGCGTCAGGATCGAAATCCGCCCACTCCACCAAGCTATCGCAGCCGCACGCGATGAGATCGTTGAAGGGGAAGGCCGACAGGCTGTCATCCACGAACTCGCACAGGAACAGGTTGGCAAACTCGTCGGGCGCATATTCGTCCTGGAGCTCCTCGATGTCGAACAGATCACAGCCGCCGGCCTCGGCGTCGCGGATGTTGACGATGTGGCGCCACACCCGATCCGGCCCGACCGAACCGATCGCCAGCGCCGCATGGCTCACATCGATCTCGATCCGGTCGGCCTTCTTGCGCCGCTTGTTCCGGCGCTCGCCCGTCCAGTAGGGATAGGCCGGATGCGCCACGCTCGATGGCGTCGAGAAGTAGGTTTTGCGCCACTTCTTGTGCGTCGCCATGCCCGAGGCGACCTTGTTCAGCTCCTCGAATGAGTGGACCCAGAAGAACTCATCGAAATAGAAATTGCCGTGCCGGCCCTGCGCCGTGCGGAAATTTGTGCCGAGATAATGCAGCTCGGCCGCCGCTTCCTCCGCCGGGCGCAGATCGGACGTGATCAGCATCGGATCGCCGGTCAGCGCCACGCCGACCAGCTTGGCGAAACTCACGATATAGCTGCGGAACTGGTGGGCCTGCGCCTTGGAAGCAGAGAGGAAGATCTGATTGCGGCCGGTCTCGATCGCGTCGATCAGCGCCTCGAAAGCGAAATAATAGGTCGCGCCGATCTGACGGGACTTGAGGATCATGCGCGTGCGCTGATCCTTGGCCTCCCACCACTGCGCCTGATAGTCGTACAGGCCTTCGAGGAAGATCCGCTTCAGCTCGGCGGCCTGTTCTTCGGTGAAGTGGTTCTTGCGCGCTTTCTTGCGCGGCCCGGCGTTGCGATTGGCGACCTTCTCATTGAGATCGCCCTCATGCCCGCCCTCGGCCTGATAGCGGCGCACGCGGGCCATGGCCGTGATCGAGCGCGAAAGGGCGTCCAGCTCGGCCAGATCCGCGTTGGTTTTCTTCTCCTTGGCGACCAGCACCATGAAGCGACATTCGAGGCTGTCCTCGATCTTTCTGATCGAAGGTGCATCATCCCAGCGATCGCGTTGTTTCCAGCTTTCGATGGTCGCGCGCGGGATCGCGCTGCCTTTGTCGTTGACGATGCCCTGCAGCGCGAACTCATCCGCGATCTGCGCGACGCCCCATCCCCGCCAATAGAGGCTGCGCGCATGCCGGCGCGGATCGAACTGCCAGAAGCTGGGCGGCCCTGCTGGGGCGGTGAAAGGCTGGGCAACGGTCATCGCGCCTGACCATGCCGTCCGCGCCGATCAGATCACGGTTCTCCATCGGGTGAGAAGCTCTCGCCCGATGGACTGGCTTGAGGATCCCGCCCCGTACGGCCCTTCTGGCGCCTGCACCGCCGATCCAAAGCAAGGGAGCCCGCCCCCATGGCCAAGAGCAAGTTTTTCCGCATCGCCGTTGAAGGTGAAACCGTCGATGGCCGCGTGATCCAGCGCGAATGGCTCGAACAGATGGCCGCCAGCTACGATCCCAAGACGTACACGGCGCGGATCAACTGCGAGCATATCGCTGGCTACAGTCCGGATAAGCCGTTCAATGCCTATGGCACCATATTGGCTCTGCGCACGGCCGAGGTCGAGCTGCAGATCAGTGGCCAGACCGTCAAGAAGCTGGCGCTCGAAGGCGAAATCGAGGCGAACGATCAGCTGCTCGCCATCAACAAGGCCGGCCAGAAGCTCTTCACCAGCTGTGAAATCCACCCCAACTTCGCGGACAGCGGCAAGGCCTATCTGGTCGGCCTGGCTGTTACCGATCAGCCGGCATCGCTGGGCACCGAACCGCTCAAATTTGCGGCCATGACGCGCCCCAACCTGTTCACCAACGCGCTCGAAACATCGCTCGAGCTGACGGCCGATCCGATCGAGCCTGCCGGCATCGCCGAGGCGATCAAGTCCGGCTTCGCCGGCGTAGCGGCCCTGTTCACGCGCTCGGAAGAGAAGCCCAAGGAAGAGGCGGCCCCTAAGCAGCAGCCGGCCAACGACAACAGCTTCGATGTGACGGCTTTCGCGAGCGCCATCGGTGATCAGGTCGCGGCTGCCGTCAAGCCCGCCAATGATGCGATCGCGGCGATCAATGCGCGCTTCGACGCGCTCGATGCGAAGCTCGCCAAGACGGAGCAGCCCGGCACTTTCACACGCACGCCCGCCACCGGCGGCAGCGGCGCGGTGGTCACGGATTGCTGACCACACGCCCCGCTACCCTTCCCGCACCCGCCCCACTGGAGCCTGACCATGCGTAACGAAACCCGCCTCCTGTTTGCCGCCTATGTGAGCCAGATCGCGCTCATCAATGGCGTGGCATCTGCAGAAACCAAATTCACCGTTGCACCCGTTGTCGAGCAGAAGCTTGAAGAGAAGATCAAGGAATCAAGCGATTTCCTTGGCATGATCAACATCCAGCCTGTGGTGCAGCAGAGCGGCAACAAAGTCGGCGTCGGCGTCACCCGGCCCCTTGCCGGCCGCACCAACACCGCCGGCGGCGACCGTCGCACGCCGACCGATCCCACGGACACCTCGGATGAAGGCGGCTATTTCTGTCGCCAGACCAACTACGATCATGCGATCCCCTATGCGAAGCTGGACGCATGGCGCCACAAGCCTGAATTCCAGACGCTGCTCCGCGATGTGATCATCAAGCAGCAGGGTCGCGACCGGATCATGATCGGCTTCAACGGCACGTCGGTCGCCGCAACCACCAATCGCACCGACAACCCGCTCCTGCAGGACGTCAATGAGGGCTGGCTCCACAAGATCCGCACCAAGGCGCCATCTCGTCATCTTGAGGACGGCGCGCTGACTTCCGGCGGCACGAAAGCTATCTACGTCGCCGCCGGCGTCGAAGTCGTAAACGGTGCCGGCACCAATACGGACACCGCCAAGGCCGATTACGCCAATCTCGATGCGCTCGCCTTCGACGCGCTGGATCTGCTCGACCCCTGGCACCGGGGTGACACCGATCTGGTCGTGATCGTTGGCTGGCAGCTGGTGAAGGACAAATATCTCAACCTGCTGCAGGCGGCCGGCGACACCGCCACCGAGCGCGAAGCGGCGCACCGCATCCTCACGCTGCCCAAGCAGCTCGCCGGCAAGCGCGCCATCATCGTGCCGTTTTTCCCGGAAACGAGCCTGCTGGTCACCAGCCTCGATAACCTGTCAATCTATTGGCAGGAAGAGACGCGCCGCCGCCACATCCGCGATGAGCCGGCCCTCGACCAGATCGAGAATTACGAGAGCGTCAATGAGGATTTCGTGGTCGAGGATTACGGCCGCTGCGCCCTTGTCGAGAATATCGTGATGGGCGCCAAGCCGGACTGATCGGCCGGCGCCCTTCTCCCGCATTCGCTCCAACTGACAGGACACGCACAATGAGCCTCGCTCGCCGCCACAGGGACCGCATCCTTGCTGCACAGACCGTTGCGTCCGCTCCCAATGTTGGAGCGGCCACCCCCGCCGCCGTACCTCTCCCGGCGGCGGGGGATACCCGCGCGAGCGGATCGCCCGCTGATCGCGCAGCCGCCCAGATCGCCATGCGCCTGACGCATGATCTGCGCCGCCTTCACGAAATCAAGAGCGTCGATCTCAAGGTCGCGGCGAAGCGCGAAATGCTGCCCGAATATTCCGATTGGGTGAAAGGCCTGCTCAATGCCGATGCCGGCGTAGGGACGGGCGTTTCTGCCGAAGTTCTGCCCACTGTCATGGTCTGGCTGATCGACGTGGGCGCGTTTGATGATGCGCTCGAGCTGGTGCCCTTCGTTCTGCGCCACAATGTGCAGATGCCGGCGCGCTACAACCGCGACGCCGCCACGATCGTGGTGGAAGAGATCGCCGAGGCCGCACTCAAGGCGCACAATGCAGGCGCCCATTTCGATCTGGGCGTTCTGCTCCGCGTGGCCGAGCTGACAGACGCGATCGACATGCACGATCAGGCCCGCGCCAAGCTGCGCAAGGCCACCGGCGCGCAGCAACTCTACATTGCCGAGGACATGGAAGCCAATGCCGAAGGCCGGGCGATGCTCGAGGCGGCGCTCGTGTCCCTCAAGGCCGCGCAGGCGCTCAATGATCGCATTGGGGTGAAGGACAAGATCAAGCGCGCCGAGAAGCTGCTCAAGGCGCAGGACGCCGCTGCGGCGGTCACCACAACGCAACCGAACAACCAAGGCGGCTCAGCCGCCTGACAAGCTCGCCCCCGGCGCTCGGGGGCGGATCGCGCGAGGCGGGAGGTTTTTACAACCGAAGGGCCGTCCTCAGTCCCGATCCTCACCCCCGTAAGCCGGAGAGGCGGAAAGGACGCATGATGCTGACGCGCAACGACTATCTGCTGCTCGCCCTGATCGGCCTCATGGTTGGGGGAATGGCGCCCTTCGCGCGGGCGATCATGACATGAGCTTTGTCGCTAAGCCCCCGTCGCCTGAGAGCGGCCCACCGCCGGCGGAAACCGTCATCGAGAATGACGGCTTTTTCCCCGCGATCGATCCGCGCGAGATCCGCGAGCTGGCGCGCATCACGTCGAGCATCACCGCACCGCGCCTGCGCGGCGCCATCCTCGCCGCCATGGATGCGACGGAGATCGATCTGCGCGCATGGGTGGCCGAACAGAAAGGGCAGGGGCACGCCACGCTGGCGGACGTTCCTGCGCCCCAGCTGGGTGGAGAAAGCCGCAACCTGATCCGCTATCGCCGCGTCATCGCTCTGCTCGCCAAGGCCGAGCTGATCGATCGACATCGCGACTTTGACACCACCGCCGCCGGCGCAAGCCAGGGCGATGAACTCGATGAGAGCGTGCGCGAGCTGCGCCGCGATGCCGCGCATGCGATCCGCGACATGCTGGGCCGCACGCGCACCACCGTGGATCTCATCTGATGGCCCGCATGCAGCCCCTCACGGCCCGGCAAGGCGACACCATGGACGCACTGATCTGGCGCGAGGCTGGCCTTGGCGCGGGCTCGATCGGCACGGTGCTCGATGCCAATCCGGGTCTGGCAGATCTCGGCCCGATCCTCCCGCTCGGCACCGTCGTCATGGTGCCGATTTCCAAGGCGCCCGAGGCAACCCGCCAGCGCCCTCTCACTCAGCTCTGGGACTGATCATGGACCCTAAATCGATCCTGCCGGCCGCCATCGAAACGATCAGCTCGCTCACGCCCGCACTCATCGGCTCTGCCGTCGCCCAAGCGTGGAAGCCGGGCCTGAGCTGGCGCCAGCGCTTCGTGCAATGGGTGGTTGGCTCCACGGTGAGCTATTACGCCACGCAAGGCATCGTCGCTTTCACAGGCTGGAATGAGTTTGTCGCGCAGTCGATCGGCTTCGGCATCGCGCTGGTCGCCTTCGACGCAACGCCCCGCGTGATCGCCTCGGCCTCCGACACGCTCACTCATGCGCCGGCCCGGCTCTCCGATCTCATCTTTGGCAAACGGAAGGATTGAGCCATGCAGCTCTCGCCGAACTTCTCTCTGGCCGAATTCACCGCCTCCGCCACCGCCAAGGCCCAGAAGATCGACAACAGCCCGAACGCGCAGCAGATCGCTGCGATGCAGCTGCTCTGCGCCAAGGTGCTAGAGCCGTTGCGCGCGCATTATGGCAAGCCTGTGCGCGTCACCTCTGGCTATCGATCGCCGGCGCTTTGCGTGGCCGTGGGATCCACGGTCAAAAGCCAGCATGCGCTGGGCGAGGCGGCTGATCTGGAGGTGGTCGGCGTCGATAACTTCACCGCCGCCAGTTTCATTCGCGATGCCTTGCCGTTCGATCAGCTCATTCTCGAAAATTATGTGCGGGGTGAGCGCGATAGCGGCTGGATCCATGTGAGCTATCGCGCCGGCCGCCTGCGGCATGAGGCCCTCACTTATTCCCGCCGCACCTATTTCACGGGCCTTTTGTCGTGAAGGGGGCGCTCGGGATCCTCAAAGCTGGCTGGGCCATGCTGAGCGGCTCGCGTGAGACGCTGATCCTGCTGGGCCTCGCCGGCGCAGCAGCCGGGCTTTATGCGTGGGGGGCAAGCGGTCGGGCAGAGCGCGACCGCCTCGAGGCGTGGGCGCAGCAGCTCTGCCTTGCCGCCGGCGGCGAATTCACCGGCACCAAGCCCAAGGGCAAGGCCAAGCCGGACGGCTGCACCGCTCTGGTGGCGAGCCTTGCTGCCTATAAGCGGGAATCGCAGAGCGCCACGGCCGCCGCGCTCGCCCGCGCAGCCGATCGCACGCAGGCGAAAGCCGCTGCCGATCGCGCGCTTGCGAGCGCGCAGGCGACCCGCCGCACCGCTAACGTTCAAGCCATGGAGAAAGCAGATGAAACGATCGCGCCAGATGATCGCGTTGGGGGTGATTGGTTTGATCGCCTCAACGACCTTGCAGGGCTGCGCCCAGCGCCAGATTGAAACGGCGCCGGCCGTCATTGCGGTGGAAGTGAAAGACAAGCCACCGGTGGATCTGCTGGCCTGCCCGGCGGCGCCTGCGCCATTCCCGCGCGATGCCACGGCCACAATCCCGCCGGCGGTGCGATCGGCGCTCATTGCCCTTGCCACAGCCTATGCCGACACGCGCGATCAGCTGATGCGCGTCATCCGCTGGCATGAGCCGGGCGCCTGCGCGGATCCGCGCCGATGAAAAAGCCCGCGAGCCTTCGCGCTCATCTCACCGCTTATTTGCCCGAGCTGCAGACGCACCCGGATCGCCTCGCCATCTATGTCGAGAGCGGCAGCGTGCGGGCCGTCCAGTCGCGCTCCCACAGCTTCGAATATGCCTACAAGCTGCAGGTGGGCCTTTGGGATTTCGCCGGCTCGGCCGATAGCCTCATGCTCCCGCTGCTGATCTGGCTGGAGACAGAGCAGCCAGAGCGCCTGCGCGATCGCGACGCAACGCCCTTCACCTTTGAGGCCGAGCTGCTGGACAGCGACACCAGCGATATCCTGATCTCGATCGATCTCACCGAGCGCGTGATCGCCAAGCCCCGCGAGGATGGCACCGGGTTCGACCTTGAACACCCGGCTGAGCCGTCCATGTTTGAGACCTTCCCCGGCGTCGATAATCCGTTCATCCAAGGCTGGGGCGGCACTGAGCCGCTCGTGGCAAGTGAAGCGCCTGGCACCATTCTTACACCGGCGATCCCGCCAGACGCATGAGCGGGGATCTGCTCGAGCTGGAGGCGATGGCCGGTGCGATCGTGCGGGCGCTGAGCGCCGGTGAGCGCCGTTCCATGCTGCGCAAGATGGCCCAGCGCCTTGCCCTGAGCCAGCGCCAGCGCGTCGCTGCCCAGCGCGCGCCCGATGGCAGCGCCTTCGAGCCTCGCAAGCAAAAGACCCCTGCGATTCCCTCGCGCGGCTCGGCATGCTTCCTCTATCCATCGAGCGGCGGCGTGCGCCGCGTCATAATGCGCGGCTTCTCATGGGACAGCGATCGCAAAATGACGGGCTTCGATGTGGAGGCCGGCGGCATCCGCTCTTTCCACTTCGACAAGGTGGTGAAGTGGCTTCCCGTGCCCGAGGAATATCGCGGAGGCGGCGGCAGCACATTGCGCAGCAAGGGCGGCCTGCGCCGCAGGGCCATGTTCAGGCGGCTCTCTTCGGGCCGCTATCTGCGCTCTGGCGTGGACGACCGCGGCTTTTGGGTGGGCTTTAGCGGGAAAGCGAGTGAGATTGCCGGCATCCACCAGCACGGCCTTCGCGATAAGCCATCGCTGCGCGCTCGTGCGATTCCCTATCCAAAGCGCGAGCTGATTGGCGCGACGGACGCGGATCGGGAAATGCTCCTCGCCACGCTTTATCAACAACTCGGCCCGACGTGATTGGCGTGATAGAATGGCAGCTTTCGTTGATGCTGCTAAGTTTATCGGACGTCAGGAATGGCGTGGTTTCCAGACGGGCGTTTTGGGACGGAATAGGTCATAATTCGCTGGCGCTCGGACTGGCGTTATTAAGTGCTAACGGTAAGATACCCCGCAATGATCCGTTATCATCCACTCGAAAGTTGCGCACCGTGGTCCGACTCGGACTCAGCCGATCTGCGCCTTTTTGACTGGCAGACTGGGACGGCCGAGTTTTCGATGATCGACGATGATCGAGTTGTTGCGGTCAGTTTCGATTCCGACGTTATAGTCCGGATGCTCGACGAGTTTCCGCTCAGCACCGAGGACAAGCCAGGGAATCGAATGGGGATAGTGCCTCATCATTTCGCCTATCGCGTCGAAGGCGACCCATTCTTTAAAGCGCAATCTGAGGCTTGGCGAGATGTGCAAGGATCGCCACAGCATTATCGCTTTCTCACCGGCGCAGGTTGCCTCGACGTCATATCGACCGCCGTCCCTCGCTTTGCGCTGCTCGCAAGAGAACGTCCGTAATCGCGTCGTGTCCGGAAAGGCAGCTTTGAGCGCAAAAATCCGAAATCGAGACGATCGGCATGAGGCTGCACGGACGGCAGGTTTTGATGATTTCTGCCGCTGAGCGCTATAGCTGAGATGGCGTAGAAAGCAGAAGGTCATCTATCGAGCCCAAGCAAGCAGTAGCGGTTGCCAATCAGTCCAAAGCCTGTTTCTTATCAAGCCGAGAATGAAGTTCCGTCTCGCACCGCTTCATGAAACTTCGGACCTTCGCAGTTATATCGTCGTTAGGTGTATCCCACGTAATGTCGCTGGCTCGAATGAGCTTGACGGCGCATGTATCCAAAAAAGTGACTTGCTTTTGAAGCTCCGGGGTTGGCGCGGGTGGCTGAGGATTAGCCATGAAGTTACGAGCAACGACTTCTGTGGCGGGCGGCCGCTCTTGGGCACCGTTCCCGCAAGCCGCCAACGTAAGAACCGTAAGAAACCAATAACGCATTGCCGCCACTTTCCTTGCGCCGGATGTATGTGATGCACATACCTTAAACATCCCACGTCCCCAAAGCCATCGTACGGGAAGTCCGCTTTTGAGGTGTCGCCCCTCATTTCCTGCCGTTGGGCTCTAGGCTGTCAACCATCTTTCATGGACAGCTGTGAAGCATGTGGTCACGGTTTTAACACCGAATATGTCGCAGAAAACTGCGAACGTCCGCTTTCGAGGCACTTGGCTTGCAGAGGCTATGGCTTAAATGGCGTGGGGAACGGACAGTCTGCTAACCGGTCGCTTTAGCCTCATTCAAGCGCCTAATCATAATTCGCCGCACGTTTACTCGTACCCCTACAAAAATTGAAGCGCCCTTTTCTGACCCGTATTGCTGAATATAACTCTGTCGCGCGGCTTCCTCCTGCTTGTTGCAAGCCTTAAGACCGTCATCCGTCAATTGTTCGGCGGTTTGCTTCTTCAAGCGAGGACGAGCATGGGAAGTTATGCACTCTGCCCATCTCGTCATGACGCTCGACGGTTCAGCGGCTGTCGCAAGTGCTATTGCTATAATTGCGGACATATTCCCTCCCTGCTCCAGCGGTTCCTAACTTGGCTTCGTTATGTCCGCAACGTCGGGGAAGCGGACGGTCAACAAATCGGACCATCGGGCACCATAGCGGAAACTAGATTAATTGAACGACGATGCCGCCGAACCGAGCTTCATCCGCCCAGCATTTTTGTTCATCTACGAAGCACTCATGGCTGGTGTATGTCTCGCCGCTGACAGCATAACGAGCAGCATACCGGCCATCCGGGCTAGATTGAAAAAAGATCAGCCGATTGCCGTTGCCATCATCCGCACGTTCAACACAGTCCCCGCACAAATATCTCGGATACCTTGGATTGGCCGAAACTAGGGCACGGCAAAGAGGACAGAACTGATCCATCGGCGTCTCCTTCGCCCTGCGTTATCCTCTGCCCTCAATGACCGCAATGTCGTCGTGTCCGGACAGGCGGCTAATGGCGGAAGAATACAGTCATTCTACCTCAAGCGCTCTGTCGACTAGACGGCGGATCGCTTCGGGACGACTTATGAATGGCGGACCCTGCGCCGCAATCCAGCCATCTATGGCCGATAGCTCTTCAGCAGCCATCCTAACCATGACCGGCGTGGTATCTACGCGCGGCCGACCCCTCGATGATTTCTTGATATCTTCGCTTGATCCATTCATGCATTGTTGATATCAAGTAATCAGGCCGGAGGGAAGCGCGAACTTCCCCCCGGCCCTGACCACACCGTGCTTACGAGGAGCGACGTCATGGCTTCCAATTCTTATACACCCTGCAATTCTGCGCGCCAAAGCGAAACCCTGCGGGCCGCGCCGTTCTGCGAAAGAGCGTGTCCGAACTGCACGATCCGCTGCGCCACCATCATTGCCGTGCGGAATGATCTGCTCGCGCAGCTAGCGCGGGCAGAAGCGGCGCTTCTTGATGTGCAGCCATTCCATCGGCCATTGATGCACTAATGAGCATTCACCAACGATTCGAGATCGTTCCTTTCAACGATCACCACATACTCACTGTGCGAAACGATCACGGCGTTCATGTTGTGATGAAGCCGATCGTTGAAGCATTGGGGCTCGATTGGTCCTCTCAGCACAAGCGCATTTCACGGCACCCGGTTTTGGCGGAAGGTATGGTCATAACGACCATACCTTCCGTTAACGGAAAGCAGGACGTCGCAGTCCTTGAGTTAGAATGCTTTCACGGCTGGCTCGTCACAATCAGCCCGGATCGCATCACGGATGACGATAAGCGCGCGCTCATCATTGAGTACCAGCGTCGCGCCTTCCGCGTTATCTTCGAGCACTTCCACGGCCCGATCCGTCAGGCAGAACCGGCTTACAGCCCGGTACGCGATCTCATTGCTCTGCAAAATCAGGCCATGCGGCTGAGCGCACGGCTCCAGCGTACCAGCAATGCCGCTGATCGACGGATGGTCCACGCCATGCTCGCCGGCCTGTGCGGCCAGATCGGTATCGAGACGCCTCCGCTCGATCAGTTGGGCAGCGACGCGCCCACGGCGCCCGATCAACTCCGCGCTTTCTGGCACGGGCTGGAAACGCTGGCCGGGCTTGGCGTCGACGTGAACCACAGCCGCCGGGCGGACCTGCTCGCTGTCTCCCTGCCCGAACTGAAGGCGCTGTTTCGCGCGCACGGAATCGGTGTTGAGATCGACAAGCTCCTGCGAGAAAGCATGCGCCTTAGCGAACGCCCGCGCTTCATGGCCATCAAATCCGTCAACAGCCGCCTATTGCCTAAGGCCGTGAGCTGCTGGGTATTCCTCAAGAGTGCGGCGGCACTACCCGAGCCGACCTAGCAACTTCATCGGGCGAGAGCGTCTCGCCCGATGCGCCTCATAGAATAGGGCGCCAGCCTCGGCCGAAATGGCCGGCATGGCTGATGCAACTTTCACTGCAGTAGATCTTTCGCGCCTTCCAGCGCCCGAGGTGATCGAAAAGCTCAACTTTGAGACGATCCTTGCCGATGCGGTGGCCCAGATGCAGGCGCGCATGCCTGACTTTGAGGCGCGTGACAGCGATCCCGCGACCAAACTGCTGCAAGTCATCGCTTATCTCGCCCAGCTTCTGCGCCAGCGTGTCAACGATGCCGCCCGCGCCGTCATGCCTGCCTATGCCACCGGCGCGGATCTCGACAACATCGCAGCCCTGTTCGGCATCGCCCGCCTCACGCTCACGCCCGCCAATACCGAGCTGGGCATCCCGGCGGTCATGGAGAGCGATGCCGATTTTCGCAGGCGCATGGTCCTGGCTCCCGAGGGATATTCCGTCGCCGGGCCGGAGGGCGCCTATATTTTCCATGCGCTGAGCGCCGATCCGCTCGTGCTCGATGCCAGCGCAACCAGTCCAGACCCGGATGACATTCGCGCGCTCGTGCTCTCGGTGCTCGCGGATCACGATGCCAATCCGGCGCTGGTCAATGCCATGACGCAGGCGCTCGATGGCGCCACATGGCCGGGCGAAGTCGTCGTTTCCGTGCTCTCACGCGCAGAGACTGGCGAGGCCTCTCCGGCGCTCATTGCGACCGTCGAGGCACACCTCTCCGATGAGACGATCAGGCCGCTCACGGATCATGTGATCGCGCAGTCAGCCGAGATCGTCGGTTTCGAGGTGGATGCGACCCTCACCACATTCAGCGGGCCAGATGGCGCGGTGGTGCTAGATGCCGCGCGCGCAAGCCTTGATCGCTATGTGGAAGAGAGCCACCGGATCGGCCGCGATATTACGATTTCGGGCCTGCACGCGGCTTTGCACGTTGAAGGCGTGCAGAATGTCGTGCTGGCCCAGCCCACCGCGGATCTCATCATCAGCCGGACGCAGGCGCCATTCTGCACCGGGATCTCGCTCACCTATGCGGGCACCGGCGAATGACCGCGCCCAGCATCCTGCCGTCTGGCTCGACGCCGCTCGAGAAAGCGCTCGAGCAGGTGATCGCCGCCGCGCTCGATATCCCGGCACCAATCCGCAATGTCTGGTCGCCGGATCAATGCCCGATCGAGCTGCTGCCATGGCTGGCTTGGGGCCTGAGCCTCGATAACTGGTCGTCGGACTGGTCGGAGGCGATCAAGCGCGAGCGCGTGCGCAAGGCGATCCCGATCGCGCGCCAGAAGGGCACCGCTGCCAGCGTGCGCAGCGTCGTGCAGAGCTTTGGCGGCTCGGTCGCGATCCGCGAGTGGTGGCAGCAGGTGCCGCGCGGCATCCCGCACACATTCGAGCTTCTGCTCAATCTCGAGCAGGCCGGCGCCCCGGCGAGCGCCGCCTTTGTCGATCAGGTCATTGCCGAGGTGAGCCGCGCCAAGCCGGTTCGCTCTCACTTCACATTCACCCAGGGCATCACGGCGCGCGGCGGCATCGGCCTTGTCGCGCGCGCGAGGCCTGCACTGCTCGCCCGGCTCAGCTGCGCCGCGCCGGCCGCCTAATCGGAGGTTCCATGGCTCTTTCTATCATTGTCACCGATGCCGGGCGCGCCGCTCTGGTCAATGCCGCGAACAACGGCACCAATCCGGTGGTGATCACGCAAGCCGGCATCACGGCCACCGCCGTCGTGGCTTCAGCCAGCGCCACCGCCATTCCCGGCGAGATCAAACGCATCTCGACAATCTCGGGCGATGTGGTGGCCGATGACATGATCCACCTCGTTGTTCGTGATGAGACGGCTGATAGCTACGCGCTGCGCAGCTTCGGCCTCTATCTCGCCGATGGCACGCTGTTCGCCATCTATGGCCAAGCTGCGCCGGTTGTGGAGAAGTCCGCGCAGGCGATGATGCTGCTCGCGATCGACATTGCCTTTGCCGATATCGATGCCGCCCAGATCAGCTTTGGCGATGCCAATTTCATCAACCCGCCCGCCACTGAGACCGTGCAGGGCGTGGTGGAGCTGGCGACGCCGGCGGAAACAGCCGCTGGCGTGGACACCACCCGCGCGGTGCATCCCAAGGGCCTGAAAGATGCCGTCACGAGCTGGCTCAACGCGCGCTTCGGCGAGGGGAACCCGTCGGCCTTCATGAAAGGCCTGCTCTCCACCGCCTCGGCTGCTGCAATGCGCTTGGCTCTTGGGATCAAGAGTGGCGCGCTCAAGGACGAAGGCGCCGGCGGCGGCCTTGATGCGGATCTGCTCGATGGGCAGCATGGCGCTTATTATGCTGACATTCCGGCCCGCCTTGGGTTTGTGCCGTGGGGGCCGAACAACGACGGCGCAGGCTCTGGCCTCGATGCCGGTCTGCTGGCTGGCCAATTGCCCAGCTATTATACTAATATCACCGCCCGGCTCGGCTACACCCCGCTCAATTCCACGGCCTATACGGCTTCGGATGTACGTTCGAAGCTGCTGACCGTTGATGGCGCTGGGTCGGGCATCGATGCGGATCTGCTCGATGGCCAGCAAGGCGCCTATTACACCAATATTCCCGACCGGCTCGGCTACATGCCTTTGAATAAAAACGGGGACACAGCTTACGGCTATATAATTTTCAACGCCGGGCGCGCTGGTAGTAGCTGGATCGGCGCTGCGGGTGGTGCCGAGTTAGAGGTAACGGCCAGCGCGGGCGGTGGCGCATTCATGGCCTTTCACCGCCCCGGCACTCATGCGTTCTATTTCGGGCTGGACATTGATAATCAACTCAAGATCGGCGGATGGAGTTTAGGCGGCGTCGGCCATGTCCTTTGGCATTCGGGCAACGACGGAGCCGGCTCCGGGATGGATGCCGATATGCTGGACGGCCTTCACGCCGATGCTTTCGATCGATTTGTTGCGCAAAATCTGTCTGCCACCGATGGCTATGTTGTCCACTCGAACGGCCTCAAGGAATGCTGGACGATGCTCTGGGTGCCCGCCGACAGCGCGGCGACATGGGCGCTTCCCGTCGCGCATAGCTCGTGGGTGAATCCTGTCATCGCCATGTCGATCAACAATGGCGAAAACAACGCCCAGCAGACCGTTGGCATCGTCTCGGCCACGACCTCGCACGTCACCATCTATTCGGCCGTGAACTATGGCCAATATGTTCGCATCCAGACCAAGGGCGTTTGAAATGGAAGATATGACCATCAAGATCGGCGCGCTCGACAGTGCGACCCGCACAGTGCCGGTGACATTCGCACTGGGCGAGATCGAGCACAGGCGAACCGTCAACGCAGTGATCAAGGAGAATGGCACGCATGATCGCGCCGCGACGGTCGAGCGCGTTCATGAGGTGGCGCGCGGCGTAGCAGAGAAGATCAAGCTCGGGGTCATCACGACGGCTCCTCCGCCCTCACAAGACGCTGAGTGGAGCGCGACTTAATGACCTGCGATGGGCATTGCATGTGCAGCTAAAATCGCATCGCTCAACAGAAAAATCGACCAATGGCTTCGGCTATTCGAGCATTAGAAGCTGAAACATCAGCATCGATGAAACTAACATTTGTTAAGTTTGTTTTCCGGAAATGGAGAAATCAACAACCCCTTATGCTCTTGTGGTCGACGATGACGCGCTGATCCTGATGCATGCCTGCAATATTCTGGAGGACGCCGGATTTCGCTGTTTCGACGCATCTGATGGGCAAGCCGCAGTCATGCTGCTCGAAGAGCACGCCCCTTCAATCATTTTGCTTTTTTCAGATGTTGAAATGCCCGGCGGCATTGATGGTTTTGCATTGGCACGTCATGTGGCCGGGCACTGGCCACATATCGAAATTGTCATTGCCAGCGGAAGGATAACGCCCGCGCCAGGCGACATGCCAGACCGCGCGACCTTTGTCCCCAAGCCCTTCAGTACGCAAATGGTCCACGATCATCTTCGCGCAACCCTCCCAGACGGGAAAAAGCCCGAGCCGCTCAGAACGGCGGTTTAGTCTCACAATCCGCTGGGTTTCACGTCACCCATTGGAAACAGCAGAGTAATCCATGCCATTAAGCAACGATGATCAGGAACGCCCTTCATCTTCAGGTTGCGGAGGGAATTTTGCCATCGTTGCAATCTTCCTCGCGATTTCCGCCCTCGCAATTGTGGCGATGCTTCTTTAGTCCTGTGCTACACTGAATGGCTGAATGCCGCGGCGGGTCGCTTCCTCCAGAACGGCAGCTTGAAGCGCAGACACGCAATCGGCCCCCGCACTTCGTCGTGCCACCCAAGCCAGCTCATTATCACTCATTTTCTTTGCCATCTCGGCGCAAGCTTGCTGCAATAGGCGCATCCCGGAATCCCGAAATCGAAATCTGATCATGAGGCGCAACTAGCCTGATAAGCTGCGCCGCAGTACCTGTCCCTTCGGGCGAAAAATCGGCCTCAACTGTATCGGTCAAAGTGCCAGAACGCCTTTGATGGGTCTAAGGGGCAACAGCCCCCTGCCTACCACTGTTTGATCTCAATCATCTTCATCGGGCGAGACGTTCTCACCCGATGAAGCCCCGCGCGTGAGCGATAACCGCGCGGCATGGTCTGCCCATGCGCAACCCTTCCGACCTTGAGCACACCACCGGCGAAGTGATCCAGCTGGGCGCGATTGCCTCCGTGGATCCCGCGAACGCCACCTGCACCGTGGCGATTGGCGAGATCACGACCGGCGAGCTGCCATGGCTCGCCCAGCGTGCCGGCGGCGTGCGCTCATGGTCGCCGCCGACCGTTGGCGAGCAATGCGTGGTGTTGGCGCCCGAGGGCGATCTGGCCAATGGGCTGGTGGTGCTCGGCCTCTACAGCAACGCGCACCCGGCACCCTCGACCAATCCCGATCTTGTGCAACTGTCCCTCGGTGACGGCGCGGTGATCGAATATGATCAGGCCACCCATGCGCTCCGCGCAACGCTCCCCAGCGGCGGCACAGCGCAGATCGAGGCGCCCGGCGGCATCACCATCAAAGGCGATGTGACGATCGAGGGTGATATCAGCCTCGAGGGCGATATCAGCATGAGCGGCACGCTGACCGCCGAGCAGGATGTGCTGGCGAACGGCAAGAGCCTCAAGAGCCACCGGCACAGCGGCGTGACGGCCGGCGCAGCGCAGAGCGGGCCACCGGCATGAGCGGGATGGACCGCCGCACCGGCGCCCCGCTCGACGGGCCAGACCATATCCGCCAGTCCGTGAGCGACATTCTCGGAACCGCGATCGGCGCGCGCGTCGGCCGCCGTGAATATGGGTCGCTGCTGCCCGAGCTGATCGATCGGCCAATGACGGCGCCGAACATCCTGCGCCTCTATGCAGCCACGGCTCTGGCGCTTTCGCGCTGGGAAAAGCGCCTGCGCCTGCAGCGCGTCCAGCTGGTTGCGGGCGATCGCCCTGGTACTGCCTCACTCACCATCGATGCCGAGCGCACCGATGCCCCTGCGCCGAACGCCCGGCTGCGCCTCACTTACCCCCTCAACGCTTAAAATCGAGGAACCGACCAATGGCTTTCAAGCACGGCATCACCATCACCGAGATCGATACCGGCGCGCGCACGATCAGCGCCGTGGCCACCTCCGTTATCGGCCTTGTCGCGATCGCCAGCGATGCGAACGCGACGACCTTCCCGCTGGATAAGCCCGTGCTGATCACGGATCTTGCCGATGCGATCAGCAAGGCCGGCACCAACGGCACGCTCGCCAGCTCGCTGCGCGCGATCAGCTCGATCGTGAGCACGCCCGTGGTGGTGGTGCGCGTGGAAGAAGGCGGCGATGCGGCCGAGACGGCCAGCAATGTGATTGGCGGCGACGTGGCCGGCGAAAAGACCGGCATGCAGGCCTTGCTCGCAGCGCGCGCCCAGACGAGGGCTCAGCCCAAGATCCTGATCGCGCCGGGCCTCGAGACGCAGGCGGTCACCAAGGCACTGGCCGTGGTGGCAAAGAAGCTGCGCGCGTTCGCTTATGCCCGTGTCGTCGGCGACACCGTGGCCGAGGCAGGGCTTTATCGCGCCAATTTTGATGAGCGCGAGCTGATGCTGATCACGCCCGACTGGCTGGTCTGGGATACAGCTACCAGCGCCAATGTCACCGGCCATGCCGCTGCCTATGCCGGCGCCATGCGCGCGCTGATCGATCAGCAATATGGGCCGCAAAAGACCCTCTCGAATGTCCCGGTGCCGGGCGTCCTTGGCATTACCAAGGATTTCTATTGGGACATCGAGAACATGGCGAGCGATGTGGGCGTGCTCAATCAGGCCCACGTCACCAGCCTCATCCGCACCGATGCCGGCTATCGCTTCTGGGGCAACCGCACCTGCGCAGCGGATACCAGCCTCTATAAATATGAGAGCACGGTGCGCGTGGCGCAGCTGCTCACCGATACGATTGCCCAGGGCATGTTGTGGGCGGTGGATAAGCCGCTCACCCCGTCGCTCACCCGCGATATCATCGAGACGATCAACGGCTTTTTCCGCCAGCTCAAGGCGCAGGGCGTGGTGCTGGGCGCCAATGCGTGGTTCGATTCCACGCTCAACTCGGTGGAGAGCCTCAAGGCCGGCAAGCTGCGCATCGATTATGATTACACGGTGCCGCCGCCGCTCGAGGATCTCGGCTTTAATCAGCGCATCACGGACAAATATCTGGCCGATTTCAGCGCGGCGCTGAGCGAGGCCTGATCGCCCGCCATCCTCTTTCCCCGATCATAGGAGCAAATCATGGGCCTCCCCCGCGTCCTCAAGAATATGATGCTGTTCAACGAAGGCTCGGCCTATCTGGGCGAAGTCAAGACGGTGACCTTGCCCACGCTCACCCGCAAGATGGAAGAATATCGCGGCGGGGGCATGGGCGGGCCAATCAGCCTCGATATGGGCATGGAGGCGCTCTCGGCTTCCTTCACCGCCGGTGGCCCGCTGCGCGACGTTCTACGCCAGTTCGGCATTACGACCGTGGACGGTGTCTATCTGCGCTTTGCGGGCGCCTATCAGCAGGATGACAGCGGCGCGGTGGACGCGATTGAGGTGATCATGCGTGGTCGCTTTAGCGAGATCGAGATGGGCGATCAGGAAGTAGGCGAGCCGGGTGAATTTAGCGCCACGATGGCCCTCGCTTACTACAAGCTCCTTTGGAACGGACAGACCGTGATCGAGAGCGATCCGCTCAACATGGTCGAGATCGTGGGCGGGGTGGATCGCCTCGCGGCGCAGCGCAACGCGATCGGCACATTCTAATCTGCGCGGCCCGGCGTCATCGGCCGGGCCGCCTCCCCCTTCAAGTTTCTGGAGAGCCGTATCATGACCATCCCGGCCGAGCCGATCTTTCGAACCATTTCCCTCGATAGCCCCGTGCAGCGGGGCGAACAGTCGATCGCCAGCATTCAGCTGCGCAAGCCCAAGTCGGGCGAGCTGCGCGGCCTTTCGCTGGTCGACCTCGGCCAGCTCAAGGTGGACGCCCTCACCAAGATCATCCCCCGGATATCCATGCCCACGCTGACCGAGGCCGAGGTGGGCAATCTCGATCCCTCCGATCTGCTCGCATGCGGCGCGGAGATCGGGAGTTTTTTGCTGCAGAGGTCGCAGAAGGCGGCGCTCCACGACTGATCGAGGATGCCATGGCGGATCTGGCGATCACCTTTCACTGGTCGCCGGCCGTCATGGACGAAATGAGCGTCAGCGAGCTGCTGGGCTGGCGTGAGCATGCCGCCCGCCGATCAAGGCCCACTGAGAAACCCGGAAAGCGCTAGTCATGGCATCCAAGAACCTTCGCCTGCAGGTCATCCTCGAGGGCCTTGATCGTGTGACCGCACCGCTCAAGGCGATCACCGGCGCCAGCTCAAACGCGCGAAAGGATCTGGCCGAGACGCACAAGCAGCTGCAAAAGCTCGATGCGGCGCAGCAGCAGGTGGGCAAATATAAGGCGGCCGAGGGCCGCTTCGCCGCCGATACGCAGGCTCTGGCGCAGCAGCGCGCGAAATTGGAAGAGCTGCGCGCTACGCTCGAAAAGACTGAGGCGCCGACGAAGAAGCTGCGCAATGAGTTCGCGCGGGCTGAAAAGCAAACCGCCCTGCTCACGGCCAAAGTGGACAGAGGCGGCGATGAGCTGCAGCAGCTCTCCCGGCAGCTGGGCGAGGCGGGCATCGATGTGGCAGATCTCGCACGCCACGAGAATGATCTGGCGGTCCGCACGCATGATGCCAATCAGGCCCTGAAGCGCCAGAGCGAGCAGCTCGACAAGGTGGCGAAGGCACAGCGCAACACCGATCGGCTCAATGAGGTGAGTGCCAAGGCGACCGGCCTTGGCCTCGGCATGGTGGCCGCCGGCACCGCCGCCGGCGCGCCGATCGTCATGGCAACCAAACAGGCGATGACGCTCGAGGCCGCGATGGCCGACGTGCGCAAGGTGGTGGATTTCGATTCCCCGCAAGCCTTTGCGCAGATGACCAGCGATATCCTCGACATGAGCGAACGGATCCCGATGGCGGCCGAGGGCATCGCTGCGATCGTGGCGGCCGCCGGCCGCGCGAACGTGCCGCGTGAGGAATTACTGCGCTTCGCTGAGGACGCGGCCAAAATGGGCGTCGCCTTCGAGAGCACGGCCGAGGATGCCGGCGCGACCATGGCCAAGTGGCGCACCGCGTTCGAGCTGCCGCAAGATGGCGTGGTGGAGCTGGCCGATCAGATCAACGCGCTCACCAACACCTATGGCGGCAATGTGGGCGCCGTTACCGAAATGGTGACGCGCATCGGCCCGCTCGGCAAGGTGGGTGGCTTGGCTGCGGCGCAGATCGCCTCCATGGGCCAAGTGCTCTCGAGCGTGGGCGTTGAAAGCGAGATCGGCGCCACTGGCATCAAGAACATGATGCTCGCGCTCACCAAGGGCAGCGCCGCCACCAAATCGCAGCAGAAGGCATTCGCGTCGCTGGGCCTCGATGCCGAGCAAGTTGGCAAGGCCATGCAGAAGGATGCCGGCGGCGCGATCCTTGATGTGCTCGGCCGCCTGCAGGGCCTATCGAAAGAGGCGCAGGCTTCTACCCTCACACAGCTGTTTGGATCCGAGAGCGTCGGCGCGATCGCGCCGATGCTCAACAATCTCGACCAGCTGCGGGAGAACTTCGCACTGGTGGGCGACAGCAGCCGCTATGCCGGCTCGATGAATGCCGAATATCTCGGCGCGATCGCCACGGCCGAGGGCGCCACCGGCCTTGCCACCAACGGGCTCAAGGCGCTCAACATCACCATGGGGCAATATCTGCTCCCCACGGTAGTGAAGGTCGCTGGCATGGTCGCCGGAGCGGCCAAGACCATGCGCAGCTGGGCACAAGAGCATCCGGTGCTGGCCAAGGGCATCATGATGTTCGTCGGCGCCGGCGCGGCGCTGCTGATCCTGCTCGGCACGCTGGCGCTCGGCTTTGCGGCGCTCACCGCTGCCGCCGCGCCACTGGGAATCGCGCTCGGCCCGCTGCTGCTCATCGTGGCTGCCGTCGCCGCCGTCGCCGCTGCTGCCTATCTCATCTATGACAGCTGGGATGGCATCGTTGCCTATTTCAGCGGCCTGTGGAGCGGCATTCTTGACGCGATCCGAAACGCAGTGGGGTTCTTCCGCTCTCTCGACTTCGGACAGATCGGCCGGGATCTCATCCAAGGCCTGATCAACGGCATGCTGGGCAAGCTGGCGGCACTCAAGGATACGATCGTCGGCGCGGCCAGCAGCGTGGCGAAGTGGTTCAAGGAAAAGCTCGGTATCCATTCGCCTTCGCGCGTGTTCGCGGGGCTGGGCGGGTTCGTGATGGAGGGCCTCGATCAGGGCCTTGCTGCGAACACCGGTGGGCCGCTGCAACGGATCTCCGAACTATCGGGCCAGATGACCCGCGCGCTGGCCGTGGGCGCCGGTGGGGCGGCCGTGGCGATCGCTGGACCGGCTGCGGCGCAGGGAGGCGCCAGCGCTTATGCTGCGCCTGCTGCGGCACCCTCCACCTATCATATCGAGATCAAGGTGAGCGGCGCCGGCGTGCCCGAGGGCATTGCCGATGCCGTGCGCCGGGCCATTGAGCAGATCGAGCGCGAGAAGCGTGGGCGGGGCTATGGCGACGATTAAGGAGGCAGCGCGATGCATCTGATGGCTCTGGGCATGTTCGTTTTCGAGATTGGGTCGCTCGCCCCCGATGAGCTGCAGCGCAAGGCAGACTGGCAACATGCTCGCGCCCCGCGCATGGGCGCGCGCGATGCGGTGCAGTTCACCGGGCCGGGCACCGAGACTATCTCGCTATCGGGCGCCACCTATGCCGAGTTGAGCGATGGACAGGTGAGCATCGACCAGCTGCGCGAGATGGCCAGCGCTGGCGATGGCGTTCCGCTGGTGAGCGGCGCCGGCGAGGTACTTGGCAATTTCGTGATCGAGGCGATCGATGAACGCCATGCCTATTTGATGGCCAATGGTCGCCCGCGCCGGATCGATTTCGCGATTGATCTGCTGCGCGTCGATGATCCAGCGCCAGAGGATCCCGAGGCTGCGCAATGAACGGCCACAATATCGCGGACTGGCGCGTAACCCTCGACGGCGTGGATCTCTCCGACCGGCTGCGCCCGCGCTTTGTCTCGCTCAGCCTGTCCGAGCGGCGCGATGATGAGGCCGATCAGCTCGACATCGTGCTGAGCGATACCGATGGCGGCCTTGCGATTCCGAAAGAGGGCGCGGTGTTGAGCGTCGAGATCGGTTGGAAACAGGGCCGCAATGTGCTGATCGGCCTTGTCCACAAGGGCAGCTTCAAGGTGGATGATGTGACCCATGCCGGGCCGCCCGATCAGATCACGATCCGCGCGCGATCGGCGGATTTTACCTCGGAGATCCGCAACCGCCGCGAAGGCAGTTGGAAGGATACCACGCTGGGGGCGGTTTTGCAGGACGTGGCGGGCCGCAATGGCCTTAGTGCGAAGGTGGCGCCGGATCTGTCATCGATCGCCCTAGCATCGCTCGCACAGAGCCGCGAGAGCGATGTGGCGTTCCTGCGCCGGCTCGGCCAAGAGCACGACGCCGTGGCGACCATCAAGAATGGAAACCTCATCTTTGCCCGCAAAGGCACCGGCGTCACCACCAGCGGCAAGGCTCTCCCGCACATCGAGATCCCGCGCGGCCATGTCTCGAGCCATTCGTGGCAGCGGCAGAAGAGGGAAGGGCAGGAGGGTGTCGCGGCAAGCTGGCATGATCGCAGCGAGGCAAGGCGCAAGAGCATTACAGTCGGCGAAAAGAAGGGCGCCAAGCGCCTGCGCAAGGTCTATCCCGATGAGGCCAGCGCCACGCGCGCCGCGATTGCTGAGCGCGATAGGCTCAAGCGCTCGCCGGCCACGCTCGATCTCAGCCTTGCCCTCGGGCGCCCGGACGCGACCCCGGAAGCTAGAGTTACGGTGAGCGGCTACAAGGATGAAATCGATGCCACCCTCTGGCTGGTCACAGAGGTGATGCATCGGTTCGACAAAAGCGGAGGTTATGTCTCAACCGTGAAGATGGAAACTGCGCAATAAGGTCCGAAGACGCTCGTAAGGTAGGACTGCCAAATAAATGAGCAAAAGAGAAAGGGCGCCGGGGGACGGCGCCCTTTCGAACAGTTACCATCCGAGGTGGGCAACTGCTAAGCAGTTAGCCCGGTGGGATTAGGCGAACTGCACTTTTGCGCTCTTACGGCGCATCAGTGCGCCTGCCAAGCCCAGACCCGCAATCATCATCGCCCAAGTGGCGGGCTCAGGCACCGGTGCCTGGCTGACGCCTTCCACGCGGAACTGACGTGCGCTCGTGACGCCGGGGTTGAAGGTGAAATCGAGGCTGGTGATGCCGGTGCCGCTCAGCGTGAACTGATTGTTGCCATTACCGATCGTGCAGATGTTGCACGCGGGACCGGAAAACAGCGCCGAACCGTTCACCAGCAAGTTGAACGTGCCGGTGCTGCCGGCGAAGTTGAAGGTCACATTGTCCCAGCCCTTGGCGAAAAGCACGCTCAGATCCTCAATGAGCGGATCGCCGTTGATGGTGGCCTGCCCGCTGCCGGTGATGCTCATCGTGCCAGTGCTGGTGCTGAACGTGACGCCCGATCCATCCTGATTGACGAAGCCATTCAATGTCGAGCCGGACTGCGACCCGGACGAATGGACGCCGGTTTGTGCGCCGAACGCGCCCGTATCGAGAGTGAAACCGCTAATCACCACGGCTGCATTTGCAGGCAGCGCCGCAAACGAAGTTCCGCACGCCAACAGCGCGATTGTCAAAAATTTTCCCATGGAATTGCCCTCTGAATCTCGCAAATCGACCAGCCCCAAGTCGACCTGCCTCCCACGACTCAAATGTCGATGCTTCGGACATATCAAATCATCGAGCACGTTTCCATTTTGTTAACCGTGATCACGCCGGCTGCATCCTGTTTTGGGACGTCTCCGTCAGGCGGCAAGGGTGCCGATGATCGCATAGCTCAGCACCAAGATTGGCGCCGTCCGGTCCATGTGCGGGCTAGGCCTTCGCTCACGAGGTGGTCGCCGAGGGACTTGCCGTCGCGGATGAGGACGCGGAGTTTTCGGTCGTACTTGTCGGCGTCGCGGTCGCCGATCTGGCGAACCTCGAAGGGGCCATCGTTGACCAGCTCGAGAAGGCGGCGCTTGGCCTGCTCGCCGCGATCCAGTTCCTGGTCGCAGCGTGGCGAGCTGATTTCGGGGGCATCGATATCGGCGATGCGGACTTTGACTTCCCCGATCCAGAGCGTGTCGCCATCCACGACGCAATTTCGGCGGGACATGCCGCAGATGTTATATTTGACGGATGTAGCTGGGACGAGTTCCTGCGAGACACCGCCCCCTCCCCGGCCCAGAAGCGAGCTAAGAGCACCGATGCCTAAGCCGACGATCGCGGCAGCGCTAAGCACTCCGATCACCTGCAAGCTATTCATTCCCGCATGTTCTCACCAACAAGTCTGATCGTAAATCCGGTTTGTGGTCAATAATGAACATTTCTTGCTTTCCTACAGGAGCTTGGGCCATCTAAGCAAGAACGAATCAGGAACAAACGGATAAGGTTGGTGACGGGGAAGACGTGGCGATTGACGCCGGGGTGCGAGTTTGCGTGTGATCGTTGCAGTGTGCGCTGCGCGACGATTGCGGCGGTCAGGGACGATCTGTGGCGAGAGACCGAGCAGCTTCTGCGGGCGCAATCATTGGCACCTTGCCCTGTTCGGGCACGACAGGTCCGATTGCTGCAAAGCCAGCTGGAAGGCGCTGAGCGAGAATTCGCGCGGCTTCGGCCCTTGTTGCGTCCGCTGGCACCAGTGCAAGCAAGCTCTGGAACATATCAGCCAGCGCTTCTTCACTAGGCATTACCATCGTGCAGGTCACGAACTGCAGCTGCGGCTGAGCATCTTGAATGTTGCGAACTTCCGGCTCGGTCTCATCCTCTGCGAGGCCAGCCAGTTTCATGACCTCTGCGGGATCCACACCGTGGCGAGCAAGCACGGCGGCAATCCGGCGCGTAAGGTCAAGCGGGAGGGTAGCCTTCTTATACCTGGACGATTCGTAGTTCGAGTAGGTGCCCAATGGCAAATCGAGAGCAGCCGCCATCGACCTTACCGAAAGCCGGGGCATTGCCATCATTCGTAGGTCTCGCAGACGCGCGCTCACAGATGTCATTTGGCGACCATGCGAAAATTTCGCACGCATGTTGTCCTTATTTTGAGATTGACTGCCGTCCGAAAATATCGGACACGCTGTCCTCATGGAAAGCACACCTTCCCTTTTCGAAATGTTCGGCGGCGTTCGACCTATGGCACGCGCCATCCGTGAAGCGCCGTCTAACGTAGCCAGCTGGAAGCGCGCGGGGCGTATTCCGCCCGATAAGCAGCGCTCTGTGCTGGAGGTCGGCGAAGAGTTGGGTCTTCAGATCACCGCGGAGCATGTGGTTTTTCCATTAGGACGACCAGCTGCCGCCGCGCCGTCTGAAATAGCCGCACAAAGCGACTCTGTCTGTTTCGGACGGAGCGCCAAATTGAAGCGAGAAGGGCAAGCCTGATGCTGGCCCTCGGCTCCATCCTTTTCCCACTGGCCGGGGCCGCTGCCCTCGCCACGATCATCAAAACCGGCGCGGATTATCGGGTGCAGGCGCGTGCCGCCCTCTCCGCGCTTTTCCACGGAGGATCAAATTAATGATCAGCAGCCGCATCTACCGGCCGGGCGAGATCATGCCGGCGAACGAGTGCCGTTATTGCCACGGCAAGGGCACATTGCAGAACGTCCACTCGTCCGCCTGGGCCGTGCCGCGGCTTATCCGTGTCCGCTGCACGCACAAGGTTGGCGACCCTTATGGCTTCGCCGAGCAGCAGCGCGATAATTTGCGCTACTGGCTGATCAGCCTTGGTATAGGCGGCGGTCTGCTCGCCCTTGCCCTCCTGCTGGGAGGCCAAGGCTGATGACCTTCTCCCGTGTCGATCAGGAAACCATCCGCGCCATCGTGCGCGAAGAAATCGCGCTCGATGAGCTGAACAGGCTTGAGGCTCCCACCTCTCCCACAATCAAGTCTGCCCAGCTCACCTTGCGCGGGGGGGCTGGCGCACCACCCACAGTGCCAGCCCCTACCACAATCGCCAAAGCTGCGGAATTCGTCGCGGCGCTACTTCGTGAGGAGCGGGATCGCCGCTGCGATATCGAGGCCGTGACGGTGCATCACCGGGGGAGGGGGACGGAGGTTCGCCTAATCGCCGGCGGCCGTTCGTTCACGCTCACCGTGAATGAAAGACAGGTGATGGCATGACAAAGCGTCGAGAACCGCTCAGCTTTGCGGCAGCCGTCAACACCGTGGGATCACTGGTAGGCTGGGCGCAGCTCGCCCAGATACTCGGCAAGTCCGAGCGGCTTATCCGCTACTGGTCTGATGAGGATCACCGCGCGCAGCCATCGCTTGAGCAGGCCATGGCGCTTGATCGCGCCTATCTGGCCGCCGGCGGCAACCATGCGCCAGTGCTTGAGGCCTATGCCGATCAGCTCGACCTGCATGCGTGGACGAGCAGCCCATGCCAAGCTGGTCTGGCGTCCGACATATCCACCGCCACGCGCGAGACTGCCGAGGCGATCAGCATCAGCATCACCTTGATCCAGCCCGGTGCGACCCTGCCAGACATGCGCAGCGCCCAGCGCGAGGTGAATGAAGGAATTGACGCGCTCAATCGCGTCCGCGCCCGCCTCAACAGCATGATCGTTCAAGATGGCGGCGCGAAGCAACGGGGAAGCCGCGCGGGGCGGCTTTGTGCATGAGGAGGCCATGTTGGCACGAGAAAATCACCGGATGCCGGGCGCAAGCTGCCCGGCCTGCGGGAGCGGTGCGAAGGCGCGCCGGGTGGGCAAGGTCGCGCTCACCTATCGCGAGATCTATTATCACTGCCGCGATGAGCTGGGCTGCGGCCATGTGTTCGTGGCCGAGCTCACCGCGATCAGGACAGTGCGCGTCAGCCAGCGAAATCCGCCGATCCATCCCTTGCCGATCTCAGAGTGGCGTAGGGGGCCGGCGAACGACGATTCCCCCAATCCTGAGCCGAATGCTGGCGCGCTAAAAGCCTAAAAGCCCCAGCACCTCACAGACTGAATATCGCCGCCCGGAAAGCCTCATTCCGGGAACGCTGCCTCTTTGCCTTTTGGATGCCATCCCGTGCGCGATGAATTGCTCAATGAACTGCTCCCTCGCCTCAAGCGCGACTATGGCTTTGCGGAAAAGGGCGAGTGGCTGCGCGAGGGAAAATGCCCCGAATGCGGCGCCAAGAAGTCGCTCTACACCCATGCGGAACACCCGTGGATGCTTCGCTGCGGCCGCCTCGACAGCTGCGGCGCCGAGATCTCCGTCAAGCAGAGCTATCCCGACATTTTCGATGACTGGTCGAAGCGCCACAAGCCGACGCCCGAGAAGCCCAACGCAGCGGCGGACGCCTATCTGCGCAGTGCACGGGGTTTCAATCTGGCTCCCCTTGCCAGATGCTACGCGCAGGAATGGTACAAGGATCCCGAGCTCAACATCAGCTCGGCGACTGTGCGATTCCCGCTGCCCGGTGGTGGCTACTGGCAACGCCTGATCGATCAACCCGGCCGCTTCGGTGATAAAAAGGCGACCTTCAGCCCCGGTTCAAAGCATCGCGGCCATTGCTGGCTCTACCCAGGCGATGGTTTCGAGACGCTCGCCGCACAGCGCGAAATCTGGATCGCCGAGGGCATCTTTGACGCCATAGCGCTGAGGCAGGTGGGCATTGCCGCTGTCTCGGCCATGACTTGCAACATTTGGCCCGAGCACTTTCTCGCGGATTTGCGCAAGGCCTGCGCCGACCTCAATCGACCGATGCCCAAGATCATCTGGGCGTTCGATCAGGGCCCCGCCGGCGTGGAATGGTCACGGCGCTTTGCCAAGCAGGCGCGGGAAGCGGGCTGGCCGGTCGGCGCCGCGCAGGTGCGCGTCGATGGCGAGGGCAAGAAGACCGACTGGAACGATCTGTTTCAGGCCGACAAGCTCAAGCCAGAGCACATCGAGGACTATCTTTGGGCAGGCGACGTAACGATTGCGCAAAGCGCCGATGAAAAGGCGTTCCTGATCTACAAGAAGCATCGCTCGGCGTCCTTCCCGCTGGTGTTCAACGGACGCCAACTCTGGGCCACCTTTTCGCTGGAGCGAATCGAACAGCACCTCGAGCAGCTGCGCGAGGCCGATCCTTCGATTGCTGAGCTTCCCTACGGCGAACAATGGGAGCTGGCCGCGCGCCAGTCCGTGGACATTGCCGAGCTGGCGAACTGCACCTTTCGCACCCTCTATTTCCAGCGCGATACCAACATGGAAGAGGGCGCCTATTATTTCCGCATCGACTTCCCCAAGACGAAGGGTGGCCCGCGCAAAGATGCGGTGAAGGCGCCGTTTTCCGGCTCTGCCTGCTCATCCTCGGGCGAATTCAAGAAGCGGCTTGCGGCCGTCGCGCCCGGCGCGCAGTGGGTCGGCGCGAACTACCAGCTCGATAAGCTGATGCTGCGCCAGTGGACCGATATCCAGACCGTCGAGGCGATCCAGTTCACCGGCTATTCGATCGACCATGAGGGCTGGCTTCTGGGGGATCTGGGCGTCTCCAAAGGCAAAGTCGCGAAGATCAATGAGGATGATTATTTCGTTTTCTCCCGCAAGGCGGTGAAATTGCGGACGAGCGATCGCCTGCTCTCCATCAAATACGACCCCGACAAACTCGACATCCGGTGGACGGGCGACATCTACCGCGCTTGGGGCGCCAAGGGCCTCGCGGTCATGACATTCTGGGGCCTCTCGCTCTTTGCCGAGCAGATCCGCGCCATGCAGGAATCGCTCGCCTTCCTCGAGGTGACCGGCCCGCCCGGCACCGGTAAAACGACCCTGATCGCCTTCCTCTGGAAGCTGATGGGCCGCGTCGGCAACTATGAGGGCTTCGATCCCACCAAGGCGACCAATGCCGGCATCGCACGCACCTTGGGTCAAGTCGGCAATCTGCCGGTCGTGCTGATCGAGGGCGACCGCAATCAGGACACGCCCCACAGCCGCCGCTTCGAATGGGACGAGCTGAAGACGGCCTATAACGGACGGGCGGTGCGAACGCGCGCGATCGCCAATGGCGGCATGGAGACATTCGAGCCGCCCTTCCGTGGCGCGATCGCGATCGTCCAGAATGATCCCGTGGAGGCATCGCCGGCGCTGCGCGAGCGCATCATGGGCCTGTGCATCACCAAGGATGGCTGGGGGCCACAGACCCGCGAAGCGGCCGAGCGGATTAACCGCTATGAGCGCGATCAGGTGAGCGGCTTCATTGTTCACATGGTCAAGCGAGAGGCCGAGATCCTCACACGCTACCGCGAGCGCTTCGCCGTCCATTATGAGCAGATGCTCAGGCAAGAGGGCATCCGCAACGACCGGCTGGCGAAGAACCACGCCCAGCTCGCTGCGATGTTCGATGCGATGCGCATCGTGCTCACCAATATCCCGGATGACGTGGCGAGCGAGGTGCAGGCGCAGTTTCGCGTGATGCTGGCCGAACGCCAGCGCCTCACCGAGAATGATCATCCGCACGTCGAGCTGTTCTGGGAGCGGTTCGATTACATCGAGGGGCAGGAAACCGAGAGCACGACGCACCGGATCAATCACAGCCGCATTGATGGCACGATCGCAGTCAACCTCGTGCAGTTTGAGCAGAAGTGCGGCGATCTGCGCCTCTCGCTGCCCCCTATTAATGAACTCAAGCGCCTGCTGCGCACCAGCAGAAGCCGCAAATTCATTGCCTACAAGCCGATCAATTCCGGCGTGACAGGCAAAACCACTGCCTGCTGGGTGTTCGAGCGCCCCGCAGGCTCCACCAGCAGCCACCCATAGGAGAGCGCAATCATGCAGCCACAGACTTCCACGCCCGTTGAAATGCGGATGATGGCCGTGCCCGATGGCATGGGCGGCACCGTCCACAAGCTTATGCCTGTCTCTCCCTCTGTCGCCGCAGGAAAGGGCAAAAAGAAGGCTCGGCCCGCGCCCGACCCAATCAACGCGAATCCCGATGCGGCGGCTCAAAGCCTGCGCCAGCTCATCGAACGGCTGGAAACCCTTGAAGGGGAAAAGCGCGGGATCTCTGACGATATCAAGGATGTTTACGCCGAAGCCAAAGCCACCGGCTATGATGTGAAGGCCGTGCGGGCGATCCTGCGACTGCGCAGCCTTGATCCCAGCGTCCGCCTTGAGGACGCGGCTATCCTCGAAACCTACCTGTGCGCGCTGGGAATGGAATGATGCTGGTCGCCCTGCAGCGCACGCTGCTCATCCTCGCCATCATCATCGCGATTCCCTTCCTGTTCGCACGCGGCATAGCCCGCATTTCCGGAGACAAGCGATGAGCTTCGATCTCTTTTTCCGCTGCATGTCGGATGAGAGCGCGCATCCACTCACGGTCCCAAAAGCTGCGATAGTGGAAGAACTGGCGCGCGAGCTGAACATGCGGCGCCAGCATTATCCCGACCGGATCGCCAGCGGAAAAACGACGCGCGAGGATGCCAATCGAGAGATCGGCATCATGGCCGCCCTCCATGCCGATCTGGCGGTGGACCTCCTGCTCACGCCCGGCAATGAGGACGCCGCCGTCAAGGCAAAGCGCGAGGCCGATGAGCGTCTCGCGCCGTTCAGCTGGGCCGAGCTGGTGAGTTGCCTGCGTCGCGAGATCGCGATGCGCCGCAAGTTCTACCCCCGCATGCTCGCCGCCGGCGATCGCTCGCCGGCCGAGCTGCGCGCCCAGCTCGAGCGGCTTGAGGCCGCCCATTTTCTATATTGGGCGCTTGGGCGGGGCTTCTGGCCGGAAGAGCTGGAGCGTTATCGTCGCGATCCCACCGCAATGACTGCGTCGCACCATCGCATCTGGCGCGAAGCCTACGCAAAACACCGCAACCACTTTATCCCCTTCACCCTCGCACCGCGCGGCGCATATGCAACGGTGGCGGAGCCGGAGGGAGCAGCTGCATGACCAAAGACTTGCTCCTCACGCCCGCGCAAGCTGCCGCTCGGCTCCATATCAGCGACAAGACCTTGCGACGCCTTCGCCAGCAAGGGCATATCCGCTATGTCGCTATCACCGAACGAAAGATTCGGTATCGGCCGGAAGATTGTGACGCTTATGTAGCAAGCCGCGTCCGCGAGAATGAGCAATGTCAGTCTACAAGCCGAAAAACTCGACGGTCTACCTCTACGACTTCCAACATCGTGGCCGCAGATTTTATGGCTCGACGGGCCAAAAAACGAAGCGTGCCGCCGAAACTGTAGAGGCGCAGAAGCGAGCCGAGGCCGCGCTTAACCTTACATCGAAACCAGCGATCACACTCGATGAAGCGGCGGGAATTTATGAGGAGAAGCTGCGCAAGGAAGGTCGGTGGAGCAGGTCCACAGAATCTTGGATCGACAGACTGGTCAATTCGCTCGGTCCAAAGCAGTTCGTTGGCGAGATCAATCACGTGGCGATCGGGAAATATTTCCGCTCCCGGGCTGCGGAAGTCAGCGGCGCGAGCGTCAACCGCGAAATCGATGTAGCGCGCGCTCTTTGGCGCGCCACTGCCAGGGCAAAATATGACATCGGCGAGCAGCCCGATTGGGCCTCGATGCGATACGCAGTGCGAGAGCATGACCCACGTGAGTTGCAGTTTGACGAGGAGGACCGCCTGCTCGCGGCCATCCGGGAAGATTATCGCCCATTCGTATCGTTTGCGCTCCTATCTGGTTGGCGCGCCGCCGAAGTCCGAGGGCTGTTGTGGTCTGATATCGATTTTCCCGCCAAGGTTGCATGGCGCACCGTTAAGGGTGGTCGGCGGATCAAACGTCCGCTCACGACGGACATGATCGTCATCGTGGCGTCACAACCGCAGGTTTGCGCGCAGGTCTTTACCTACGTGTGTAAAAAGAGCCGGCAGAAGCGCCGCGAGGGCGAGCGGTATCCGATTTCAAAAGACGGATGGCGAAAGACTTGGAGCGAAGCACTCGAAACTGCCGGCATTGCCGATTTCAGATTTCACGATCTTCGGCACACACGTGGGACGCGCATCCTGCGGAGGACAGGTAATCTCGCCGCCGCTCAGAAGGCCCTTGGTCATCGAAACATCCGCTCGACGCTCCGCTATGCACACGCGTTTGATGACGATGTGCGCGCAGCATTGGACGCATCCGAGTCCCGAACTACCCCCGAAGATCATAAAAAATCGACCCGGAAAACGGCCTAATATCAAGCTATTATGTGAATTTCTCGGGGTCCGTGTAAACGAGACGCTCTACCAACTGAGCTAATCGCCCCAGCAGCATCGTGACGGTTCGTCCGTCACAGGCGCCCCTTATCGGTCGCTATGGGGGCGGGTCAAGCTGTGCTTCAACGCTGCGGCGCCAGAAGCCCGCCCCTGCGGCGCACTTTGTCGACCCATTGCAGCGCCGCGTCCGCCGTCTCGTCGGTCAGGTCGATGAATACCCGCCGCCCATCGGTGGGATCAGCAAGCCGGACCAGGATTTTGCGCTCGGTCAGCTGCGTGATCCAGCGCAGCGCCGTGGTCGGCGGAACGGCAGCGGCAATGCAGAGGCTCGAAACCGAAACGCGCTGGCCGGCAAGGCGGGCCGCCAGCAGGTCCAACAGCATGTCCCAGGCGGGATCGGCGAACAGGTCCGCCGGCAGAAACTCGTCGCGGAGCCGCCGTGCCCGGATGAGGGCGCGGATCTCCGCGGCACTGGCGCGGCTTTCGATCGGCGACCGCTCCGCCATGGCCGGCTGGGCTGGGACCGCTGCGACCTGAGGCTTTTGTGTGGAGGGCGGCGGGGAAAGCGCCTGTCCGCTTTGCGATGTCGAACCCGCTAGCGACGAGGCAGGCTTGGCGCTGCCGGACAGTCGCTCGAGCGTCTGGGCGAGCCGGCGGACTTCCTCGCTCAGTCTCTCCAGCCGAACGCCCTCCCCGTCCCCGGCGATATCGCGCATCGTCGCAGGTCCGGACGTCATTGGGCGCAGCCCGGCGGAGACCAGCATCGTGACGATGTCCGCAAGGCTGGGATCGCACAAGACCTCGGCCTCGACGCCTTCGAGAAGCGCAAAAGCGCGCTCGAGGGAAGCCAGATCGACGAGCACACAAACCCGGCGCCCCTTCAGCATGACTTGTGGCGCCAAGGGATGCTCCAGCCAGTCGCGCGCCTCCTCACCCCTTAGATCGAGCAGGAGCAGGTCAGGCACGGTCGAGACCGCCGACCAAAGCAGGGCCGTGAGGCTTGTAGACCCGATACATTGCAGTCCCGCGCGCTCTGCAGCCCGCGACAAAAAGTCACTTGCCGGGCGATCCCCTCCCACCAGGACCGTGGGCTGCTCCAACGCTTCGCACAGCATCTGGTCGAGCCGGGACGCAAAGCTTGCATCATAACGCGGGTTGTCATCGAAGCCTGTTAACAT